AGCTACGCAGGCACTACATTGTAGAAACTTGTTTACAGTGGGGTGCGGCCGGGCTCTTTGTTGGTTCAATGTGGCACCAAACTCGTGATAAGTCACGTACAGGATGGTTGGCACTAGGCATGTCTGGCATATGTATATCGCGACAGAAATACATGGTCAAACTGGTGATGAAGAATTACCGTAAGGAGCTGCTAAATCGAAATGTGTGCCACCCAGCCATAAAATCATGGCGTGATGAGCATGCAGGAACAGTCATAAAAGCGGCTGGCGTAGTAGGTGCAATCTACGCTTTATCAAAATTGTACAGACGGTGGAGGTCTTTAAATCCACAAGGTTCTTTAGAGCCAACAACCCAGGAGGAAATCGACAAACGCGATTCTGAGGTAAATCCTTGGATCGGCGTGTCTAAAGCTCCACTACCCATTAGTAAGGTCTCTTACTGTACACCTAACGAACATCTGAATGCTCGCATTGAGAAGAATTTGCGTTATGGTACAGTGATGGTAGGCAACAGAAAACTGATGGTGAATGGGTTGTTCCTTAGAACCCAATTGGTCGTCATACCAAATCATTACTTCGAGATGGATACATTGGATGTAACATTCTACGGAGATAAACCTGACACGTCAGGAGGTCACTTTGCTACGAAATTATGCAAAGCGGCCTCGTACCACATTCCTAATACAGATTTGTGTATCTGTTATAGTAGTACTGGAGGATCTTTCAAAAATCTTTCTGAGTGGTTACCAACTGACAACATGCCATATCATGAGTTCCAAATGCTATGGCGAGCAAAGGATGGCTCTGTAACACGAGCCAAAGGACTGGCAAGACCCGGAATAACATCAAATGGTATCTGTGACTTTGTTGGAGGCACCTATGAGACATTGTCTATGGACACTTTCAAGGGCCTCTGCGGGGCACCCATTGTGTCCCAGGGAAAGGCATCATGTTTATCAGGCATACACTTAGGTGGAAGGTCTGGTACTCCCCAAGGCTGCTACGGTGTTGTTACACTATCAAATATGGTAGATGCAATGACTTATCTACGGACGGTTGAGGGTGTCATCTTTTCCGGTGATGCTGATGATTTTGAGAAACAAAATCTCGGTGTTACTGTGGTGACAGATGAACCAATGAACCCGAAAAGTCCTCTGAACTATTTGCCTGAACATTCACAAATAGCATACTATGGCTCTTGCCCTGGTGCAACAACGAATAGGTCTGACGTAAAAGTCACACCCATAAGTGCTTCAGTGCTAGATGTGACAGGTTATCCCAACATCTATTGTGGACCAAAATTTAGTCCACCCTATTTTGGCTGGCAATCAAATCTGGCAAATCTATCGGTTCCTGCTCATCCTTTTCCGCATTCAATCTTAGCGAGATCAATAACAGACTATAAGTCGGCCTTGTTGCCGATTTTCAGGAGCGATCTCTGGAAGGATGCGCGGCCATTGACTGAACAAGAAAACATGGTTGGAATTCCCGGAAAGAAATTCATGGACGGCATAAAGCTGAACACTGCTATAGGTTTCCCCTTAGTCGGGGCAAAGCGAAAATATGTCACTGAGATAGAAATTGAGAGTGATATGGAAGGTCGCAGACGGAAGCTGGTGTTCGATGATGCCATACGCTCAGAAATAGAGCGTTGTGAACAACTTTATCGGAAGGGATTACGCGCTAACACAATAGCGAAAGCTTGTAAGAAAGACGAGATACTTGCTAAACCCAAGTGTCGGATCTTCTACAGTAATCCGATCGCATTGACTTTTTTGTTACGGAAGTACTTCTTACCCGTGATGAGAGTGATGCAGATGAATCCACTCGCTTCAGAGTGTGCCGTAGGAATTAATAGCCACGGCCCAGAATGGCAGGATCTTCACGATCATGTGTTTATGTTTGGTAGGGACCGCCTAATTGGTGGTGACTACGGCAAGTATGATCAGAAATTGCCATCCCAATTGATCTTTGCAGCTTTCAGAATGCTAATAGATTTTGCCCGGGAGTGTAACTACACCGAGGAGGATCTGGCTATTATGGAAGCCATGACTGGTGATGTTGTGTATGCGTACATAGCATTCAATGGAGATTTGATTGGTCTTTCGGAAGGGGGACATATCGCAGGGAATTCCATCACGGTGATTGTGAATGGCCTATGCGGTAGTCTCAATTTGAGAGTCTACTTCTATTCAGATCCTCAACATTGGGATCTCAATTTCAGGGAGAATGTTGCCCTTATTACGTATGGTGATGATAATATCGGATCCGTCAAGGACACTGTGAGTAACTTCACAATCAAGGGAGCATCTCTATTTCTGGAGAAATATGGTCAAACTTACACCATGCCTGATAAGGAAAGTGAGTTGGTGGATTTCCTACCACCTGAGGACTTCGAGTTCTTGAAGAGGAAAAGCGTGTATTGCCCTAAGAAGGGCATGCATGTAGGTGCGTTATTGGACAAATCAATATTCAAAATGCTCCACATGTACATGCGCCCCAAAGGCACTGTGAATACACCCGAGTTTGCTTGTGCGTTGAACATTGATACAGCACTGCGAGAGTGGGCCAATCATGGAGAAGAAGCATATGAGATGCGAAGATTGCAAATGCAACAAGTTGCAAGACTCAATGACATAACCCATCTTTGCACACAGTTAAATGTTACTTATCGACAATCTGTTGAAGAATGGTATTGGAAGTATTTTGGTAGTGCTGAGGATGACAGTCAATTGTGCATTGGTGAGGAAACTGAACCAATGTCATTTGAATGTCAATAACTACATGCAATGGGGCCGGTGCTCACCCCTTAAAAGAGCACGGGCAGTTTTAAATCTGCCTATTGGAATGAAGCAAAATTATGTATATATTTGGTTACCATATGTAAATAATAGGAAAAGAAAAGATGCCTATGTTACTAAAGGCTTTTGTATATAGATGTAGCGGTATTTACCGCGACCTTGTCAGTCAACAAAACTTTCCAACTGGTTCACTGAGTGAGGAATCAGATTTTTGTATATCACTTACTACTAATAATAATAGTCATTATGGTCTACCAGTTAGGGAACTGGTTGGTCATGTAAATATAAACAACATCCCAAAACTCATCGAGCCGACTTCGGTAATCGATGGCGTGAAGTGGTTCGGTATGAACTATTGCAATGATTGCAACTTGATTGATACGTATTGTACATGTCAATTCGAGGCGCAATCTGGTGAACATGGAAAGATGTTCAGCATGCAGAGCACTTCACAGCAACAGAATGTGACATTTTCAGACAATGACGATCCTTACGCCCTCACGATAGAGGGTGTTTCTGATCCCACGAGGTGTTGCCAAGATACAAACGATGCTGATTTAGCGAATTTCTTCAGCAGACCTATAAAAATATTTGAGAAGGACTGGACGCAAGTCACATCCTTCACTATGTTTTTGAATCCCTGGAAAGCATTTTTCGAGAACCCCCGTGTGGAAAACAGAATAGCCAATTTCAAATTACTACGCTGTAAGTTACACATAAAAGTTCTGATTAATGGCAATGCTTTTCACTATGGACGCTTGATGATGTATTACGAACCTATGGAGGGTTGGAATCAATTCTCTAGAGACAGCACTAATTCAATAGATGCCGTTCAAGAGTCACAGTTCCCAAAAATTTTCTTGGATCCGTGTACATCGCAAGGCGGTGAAATGACATTGCCCTTCTTTTGGCACCAGAATTACCTAGACATTGGTACGAAAGGATGGAATGAAATGGGAGGCATAGGAATGCGTGAATTAACGCCCCTAAAACATGCCAATGGTGCAAATGATATTGTATCAGTTAGTGTTTTTGCCTGGGCTGAGGATGTATCGTTAAGTGTCTTGACCTCAAGGGACGCGGCTATCACACCGCAGTCCGGTGAGGAAATTGACAAGGCAAATGCCACGGGTGTTGTTAGTGGTCCTGCTACGGCTGTAGCACGGATTGCTGCACACATGACAAAGGTCCCTTACATCGGACCTTTTGCCATGGCCACATCCATGGCTGCCAACACGACAGCAGCTATAGCGAAGCTATTCGGTTATAGTAGACCTCCTGTGACACGCGCACCAGAACCCTACAGGCCAACACCTGTGAGTTCTTTAGCACTAACTAATGTACCTGACGTGAGTCAGAAACTGACAGTTGACCATAAACAAGAACTTACCATTGATCCCCGCATCTCTGGCTTGGGAGGGTTGGACCCTCTCAATATACGAGAGATTGCGAAACGGGAATCTTGGTTAACAAGGTTTTCCTGGCCCGTGAATACGAGCACAGAGGCTCTACTGTGGAATGGACGGGTAACACCTGTCACCTGGAATGAATCAGGGAATCCACTTGCCCCCGCTTTCCATTTACCAGCGTGCGCTTTCGCAGCGCTACCTTTTAAGTACTGGACGGGCACAATGAAATTTCGTTTCCAGATTGTGGCTTCGGCATATCACAAGGGCAGGTTGAAGATAGTCTATGACCCGGATTTCATTGCATCAAATGAGTATAATGTAAATTACTTGCGCATTGTCGATATAGCAGAGGAAAAGGATTTCACAGTGGAAGTGGGCATAGGACAAGAGATAACACTCTTAGAGCACCACTTGCCAGGACCTGATACAATGAACCAAGTGCATAGTACAACAGCATACAATTCTAAGGAAGCAGGTAATGGCGTGTTGGCTGTATACGTGGTAAATGAATTGACAGTTCCAAATTCCATCGTGAATAATGACATCGAAATTAATGTGTTTGTGTCTATGGGTGACGATTTTGAGGTCTTTGTACCTCGAGATAAATTCCAGGCATACACATTCTTCGAACCCCAATCTGGTGAGGAGAACGCTCCCGAACAAGGAATAGTTGATCCATTGGGACCGGGAAGTGCATACATGCCTGATACAAGCAAAGTGTGGACAGGCGAAGCCATAACATCCTTTAGAACGATGCTGAAGAGGTATTCAATTTGGACGACACTTGCTGATCCGGGCACCCGTAATGTCATGACTGGGAGATTTAATAGATTTCCCTACTATCGTGGTGCGTACACCAATGCCGCTGATAATGCTTTCGATGGTTCAGAATATTCATATTGCAACACATTATTGTTGCATTGGGTGAGATTGGCATACATGGGTTCACGAGGTTCCATTCGGTATAAGATCATACCGCGGGGAATACGTGACTTGGAAGTAAACCAAATATCAGTATCCTTAGCATCGAATGATGGACCTGCATATCAGCACCAGCGTACTGCAATAGTAGCAGAATCGCTGGTGTCGTCACGAAAGAAAATCATGTACAGTGACATCGGAGGTGTTCTACCTGCGAATCAAGCACTACTTGGTACTCTTGGAGCCTGTGTGACAACAGGTGGAGTGAATCCTATCTTGGAGTTTGAGGTGCCATACTATCATAGCTCAAGATTCGAACCCGGAAGGGTGGAGAATTATGTAGCTAGCAAGTTCATGTCAACACCATGGAATTACCGCATAGAGTCAGGTGCAGGATCCGTCACAGGATCAGCAGTGTACGACATTTATGTTGCAGCAGGAGAGGATTTCCAGTGTTACTGGTTTGTGGGGCTTCCTAAGTTCTATTATGAACCGGTCCCTCCTGCGTAGAGCAGTTAAGCTCTTTAAAATAACAACTACCTCTCTGTAGCCGAGAGGTCTGACGATTATCGTCTAAGACTGTGCTACGCCGTTTTTAATAACAATTTGTTATTGTGACTTGGAATTTTCCCTATGGAAGAGATTATACGGCGTATGGCTGTGTAAATCTTAAATCATAGGTTTCAAGGGTTACAATTTTCAAAGGCGAGCCAGATGGTCCTAGTATTTGCAGTACTAGGGTCTAAGAGTCCCCCTGGCATAACGGGGGGGGACGCCTTGGCTAACTCCGCAG